ATGATTGGGGCATCCTGGTACTTAAACCTTTACTACCCACTTTTGATGCAGCACGCTTGATAGCGTCATAAGAAGTCTTTATATCCACGTGAGAATGGTGCATTAATAAAGGGTTGAGTGTTGGCCCTTGTTCTGATAATTCTGTAACTTTTCAGTCACTTACACACACCTTGAATTACTTCAGGGTATATCAGATAGCGAGTGTACTAAACACCATGTATTTCCTTGCTTATATATGCTTCCTTTTCAACCAAGTGTCTTGCGGACTAAAGAGGATGCCTCCTCACCTTAGATTTACTCATTCCACATTGCATTCTCATCCTTGCGGGACTTACTGCACCCTCATATTACAGAGGGATAACGCTATTTTCAGCTAGGAAAGTGATTGTCTTTTGCTTTTACTTTTAATTGTTAAGCTAACAATGCCAGAATCCAGGATGTGCAATCACAGCACGTCATGCTTCCTTTTGAGAAGTTTAGACATACACCCCAGTGTAGATTACCAGTCTACGGTACTTTGTGATACTGTTACCATACCACTTGTACTGGAAGCAACACTTGAAACTTTGGTAAATCTCTTGTGTCAATTCCTACAGATATCCTTATTGTGCTTTCACACTCAAATCCCTTGGCAGGGATTCATTACTCAGACGATAGTCCTCTGTAATGATTGTCTGTTTGTTTACTTAGATTGGTTTTCACCAACGCAACCACCCCTGTTAAAAGGGTATCACTTTATACCTGTTACCAGGTTTATCCTAACGACCATAAACAGCCGTGTTGTTTCTGTAACCAGTCAAGCTGGCTTAACGCACTACACCATGAGCATTTAAACTCTGAGGGTAACAACATTGTGTGCTTATTGGTCTTTGAGGGTAATAGACCAAACCCTGTTCATTATGTACTGTGTTGAACTCACGCCAGTAGCTTACTGGATAGACACCCGGTTAAAGGAAGGGTGCCGATACTTTATTCTGAGTGAGATGCATCACCATCCCAAAAGTCACACTCTGTGAGAGACTCATGGCACTGTTGGCACATGTGATAATCATCACAGGTACAGGTAAGATCAGGAGAAATGCTGTTAAGCATGAACTTATCAGCATCTTCCTGTGCAAATTCACCGTTCACCTTCAACCATTTTGTAGATTCCATAACTTAAATAGATAGAGGTTGTGAGAAATGTCATGAGAACAAGGAACAAGTGTACACCACCAGGTCCAGGACCATCATTAACTAACATGTGAGAGGATACTATCAGACAGAATAGTGAGATAATCCCCAGGATAAAAGAAAGTATTTTCATTGTGATTGATTTATGTCAGACAAGTTGAGCAGTTTAGACACATGCTCAGGTGTTAGGATTAGAAGATGTCTTCACCTGGAAGTAAAGGTTTAGATTCTTCAATAGGTTCAATGTCACGAATCCAATCAGATTCAGAACTAAGTTGATCCTGATTAAGAACCCAAGTACCATCTTCAAGAAGAAGTTGATTGCTTATCATGTTATGTTTTATAACAGATGCTCTTACATAAGCAGCAGAACCAGGGTTTTTAAACTTAAATCCTCTTGGAGGTTGAGGAAACAAAGAACTATCCTTGTAAACTCTTACGATTACATACTTAGGTGAATCAATCATGCCTTTATTAAGTTTAGAAGCATAGATGAATAGTTCAGGGTTTTGTGCGAGCACAACTTGCTCAAGCACAGATTGAAATGTTGTGTTTTCCATATGTGTTTTTGAATTAGGTTTAAAAATAAAGCAGTTTATCCACTTGCTCAGGTGTTGTGTAAGACTTTCATTGGTTAGTCTTACTAGTTGCGGCCAAGGATTACTGCCCCAGCACTGAAGGTAATGTGTAAGGATACCACCTAACAGGTTGGTGTTAATGGTCTCCGATGTTCCAAGTACCCTTACACTGTAATGGAGCAAGCTTAACCCATAAGGCCAGTGATTGCTTTGTTTAAGAACAGGTTCCACCCTGTCCCCGTATCAGGCTTAACGGTTGCCATAAGAACTCTGTACATAGTTGCAATTGTAGGATAACAGGTAACACCTACTGATTTTCTACAAGCCCTGTCAAAGAACGGGTAGCCTCACCATTCCATAGAACAAATCATTGCAACTAAGATACAGATAGTCTGCGTTCAATTGTACTTTATTAAGTAGAGGTTTAAGAGGACATCCTAAACATAACTAAAGTATTCAATTGCCTACTCTTGTGAAGTAGGTTTAACGCATTGGTTCCCTATGCTGGAATTGAACCAGCCTTAACCATTTAGGGAATATTAGCTATATAAAATTATTATAGCTTGTGTAACAAAAGAGAAAAGAGAATATGCTTGAATGTGTGTGAGTAGGTATACCCACTAACAAATACATCCTTGCATATGCCCTTGCAGTACCCCTGCAGTAACTATATACTGCAGTTTGAATAGACAAGTGTGTAGAGACCGCTACACTTTAATCCCTGGACTGTTAGGATCTTGTTAAGAAAAGGACTGACTACAGCTCAGTGGCTATAATCAGTCCTTTTCAGGAAACAGGGTTTCACCCCTGTGTGAAGCAGTTTACACTGCTTCCACCCACGTCAGGCCGGTGGGCTGTTGCTCCTTGTCAAGGACAGGAGCATCAGAGAACCTGAAGCCTGGAAGGGGTGAGCCAGACCCCTTTTTAAGGAGCTTATCTTTAAGCTTCTTAAAATCAGGGTGGTTTTCCCGCACGGGTGACCCGTCTTTAGGGTCAACCAGACACAGGATCCCGAAGCGGACCTGTTTCTGAGTGCGGGTTTTGAAGGCTAAACCTTCAATGGTACAATCCACTGTTTCCAGTGGTTGATCAGTTACAATAATCATAGATTTTGTAATCTTGCGGAAGTAAACTTGTTCTGACATGGTATAATTTAATTAAAGTTGGTTGCTTATATGGGGTGCCATCGGGCTAAAGAGTAGTTGGGGAGCGGAATTTGGGGACCCACTCAGAACTTCACATATAAAGTGGTTTAGGTTATAGAAAAAATTTTTATGGGTACCGGGGGTATTTATGGTAGAAGGAAGGATGGGGGGTATTTATATACACCTTATATATAGGGGGAGTATATTTGCATATATGTTAGATAATAATCAAGGAGGAGTTCTTAATCTTAGTATACCACAGTTTAAGTGTTATGTTAAGAGGAGTTGGTTTACTAAGGATGATTCTTTAGAGTGGGATAAGTGTTATGCTTTTGGTATCCAGAGTATAGCCGGTAAGATTCTTACATTTCATGTTATGACTGATTATGGGATGTTGAGATCCCGTGTTCCTATTAGTGAGATATATATGAACCCGGTGGAACCAAAAGATGATATACCCAGTGACTTTAAACAATTGTGGGATTGCTTCTCTGAGAATGTATCTGTTATTGAATATGATTACCTGGCTGAGAAAAGATGTCAGGTTATTACTAAGGATAAAAGGTTAGTGTGGGCTACATATCTCTTTACCGTGGATTGGTTTAGAAACCCGTACAGTGATGAACCCACAGATTACAAGTGTGGGCATGTACTAGTGTCTGATGAAGGGTATCTTTTCTGTATGCCTAACAACCGGATCTATTGGAGAGATTCTAACTGGGTTACTAAACCCTTTCCTATCAACCCCAAGGAGTTTAAGGTGGATGAGACACTAGAGAGTGTTGAGACTAAGAGTGATAGATGGGTGAGTGAAGACTCCTCTGCTTATTATTATGAGTATAAAGAAATAAGCCCCACCAGTCAAGGTGAGGCTCTCTAGTCTGAGGGGGTGGAAGCTGGAGGTAGCTACCCAGACATATTGCAAATATATAATGTTATAGTATAAGTGCAATAGATATTAAAATAAACTTTTTTAATTTAAACTTTTATTGTATGTTTGTATTACAAAAGTTTAAACTATGTCAGAAGAAACCAACCAACCACAAGAACTCTCTAAGGAAGAGATTGCAAAAAGAAGGGCTGAGATCACTGCCTTCTACAAGGAAAGCATTGAACATCTGAAGATCCAGGAAGAGTATGAAACTCTGCTTCTAAAGATTGAAGAAGCTAGAGCTAAGAGGATTCAGGCTCAGATTGCATTGGCCCAGTTTTATGGTGCTCAGGATTCTCACAATGAAGAAGCTGCTGATGACTTTGAAAGAGCTCAGGGTGTTGAGCAGGATCTTCCTAAGAGAACTTTGAGAAGGACTGAGTAAACTCTATGGCTGTTGTTAACAGAGTAGAAGAGAAAGCAAGGGTTAGTATTGATGATACCATCCAGTATCAGATACTAACCTATTGCTTTTTCAGAGATGTGCAGATTAGTAGTTCTGATCTGAAGTGCTTGGCTGAACTGGCTAAGGCAGGGAGTGTTGAGCTCACCCAATTCTGTAAGGATGTTACTGATAAGGATATATTTAAAAGTCCACAGTCAGCAAGAAATGCTATAACTAAGGCAGAGAAAAAGAACCTGGTTATAAAGAATGGGGTGAACAAGAAAAAGATTTCAATCAACCCAGTCATGAATGTTCAGACTCAAGGTCTTGTTTTACTTGATTATAAGATATTAGGAAGTGAAACCCAAAAGTCATAAGATCTTTAAGAAGGGCATAGCAGAAGAAGTGGGTGTCCATCAGAATGTAGTTGATGACTTTATAGACTTTTATTATTCCAAGATCAGAAAGAACTTGTCTGATCTAACCACACCTAGTATTACAGTAGCTGGCTTGGGTATATTCCAGATAAGAAAGGGAAAGCTTAAGAAAGCAATCAAGAAGAACAAAGACATTATAGGTAACCTTGAGAAGAGAACATATGATGGCATAGAGAAGCACATGGTGATAGTTGACAAACTAAAAGCTATGGAAGCTGCTATGGGCATGATAGAAGAGATTGAGGAGAAAAAGAAAGAATTCATAAAAAATAAAAATGAGAATAAAACAGGTACTAAAAGCAATCCGTAATGCGGACCAAATCTTTGAAGGTGTAAAGAACACTATCTTCAAACAAGGAGATGTTGAACTCATTGCTAATGAGAGATGGAAGATTTGTAAGAACTGTGAATTTCTTGACACTAAAGGAGACAAGTGTCTTATGCCTGGTACACAACCATGTTGTGGAGAGTGTGGTTGTAGTATGGGATTTAAACTTAGGGCTTTATCATCCTCTTGCCCTAAAGATAAATGGTTTGCTGTAATGACAGAAGAAGAAGAGGATAAACTAAATGAAAGACTAGATGGCAATCAGCTTTAAAGAAGAAGGGCATATTTACCAGAGTACAGATGGTGAAGACATCAAGTGGTTAAGTGTAACATCCTTTATAGGGATGTTCAAACCAAAGTTTGATCAACTGTCTCAGGCAAAGAAATCCTCAAAGAATAAAAATTCCAAGTGGTATGGCATGGATCCTGCTGAGATTGTTAAGGCATGGGAAGCAGAAACTGACAGAGCCATAAAACTTGGTAACTGGTATCACAGTCAAAGAGAAACTGACATACTAGACTTTAAGACCATTGAAAGAGATGGTACAGAAATACCTATTATCAAACCTGTAATTCAAGATGGTGTCAAGATTGCACCTAATCAAAAACTCACTGATGGTATGTATCCCGAACATCTAGTTTATCTCAAGTCTGCTGGACTATGTGGCCAGGCTGATCTAGTAGAGATCATAAATGGTACCATAAACATTACAGACTACAAGACAAATAAAGAAATTAAGGAGTCTGGCTTTACTAATTGGGAAGGTATAACATCTAAAATGTACCATCCTGTTAGTCATCTGGATGATTGTAATTTAAACCACTATAACCTTCAGTTGAGTATTTATGCCTATATTATTAAAAAGCACAATCCAACTTTGAACATAGGTAGACTGACAATTCAACATGTAAAGTTCAAGCAGATTGGAACAGATTCAAAGGGATATCCTATCAATGAGCATGTAAATGGTGAGCCAGTAATTGAAGATATCAAGATGTATAATCTACCTTACTTAAAAGATGAGGTTACAAGTTTGATAATGTGGTTAAAAGACAAGAAATAAAATATCAATGGCCCAATGGTTACAAAGGACCGGTAGATACAACTATGGAATTATCTAAGTTGATTCACACAATCCATGTTATAACCCTTGATGAAGAACAAATCTTTGAAGCATTACTATACTTTGATTACGTTAACTCTACTGAGATGCCTGAATTTACTAAACTAACTAACATAAAATTTAACTACAATGCTGATTAGACTATTTGATATTCAGAATGGAAAGGTAATTCCTACTGAACACTGTTATACACTGAACTTTTTAAAGGTAATTATGGATGAATATCCTGAGACCTACCTCAACATATACCAATATCTTTACTATATGACCTGTCCTAACCCGGACAACAATCCATTCTTTAATGTACCAGAGAGTGAAAAGGAAGATATCATAATCCAAGAGATCAATATGGTAGAATCACCAGAAGATCCTATGATTATAAAGGCCCTGGCTATGTGTTCTAAGTTATATGAAACCCCTACATACCGGGCATACAAAGGTATTAAGGCTATGCTTGATAGATTAGCCAGATATATGGAAACTACATCTATTGAGCATGGTAGAGATGGTAACATTAACTCTTTAGTCAATGCTGCTGCTAAGTTTGAACAGATCAGACAGTCTTACAAGGGAGCATTTAATGACATGAAACAAGAACAAGAAAGCACTGTCCGTGGTGGACAAGGTTTAGCATATGATCAATTATGACACATAAAGAAAGAGCTGAAGAAATCTATCAGGAGATGTTTAATACAACACCTGACACATTGGCTTGGGGAACCAGGCATAACATTGCTTTGGCAGCAGCAAAGAAAGCTGTGCATAGAATTTGCTTAGCATTGCCTGTATATCCATGTGATGATATGACAATCACAACATCAAGAGGTGTGGTAGATTGTGCAATCTTATATTGGAAAAATGTAAAACAAGAACTAGATAACTTATGAGTAACCAAATAGTAATTCCCGTAGGAAAGAAAGTATTGATCAAGCAGAAACAAGCTGAGATCTATTACCCCGGCACAAACATTATGATTCCGGAGACAGCAAGAAAAAAAGAATGTAAAGGTACAGTTGTAGGTGTAGGAGCTGAAGTAACAGAGATTAAGCCTGGTGATTCAATCATGTATGCTGATTATGCTGTACCAACAGCACTAATCCATGAAGGTGAAGAGCATTTGCTTATTAATGCTGGAGATGTTTTTGTGATCTTTAAGTAATGTTCATAGAGGTACCTACATATGACAATGGAGTTTGGACAACTACATCCTTTGATACAAGGAAGGATTACACAGACTTTGTACTCCAGATATTTAAGGTGCCTGGGGAATACAACTTTAACAAAACCGCTCTTGTTTTTAATGAGCAGGCCAGAAACTTTACCAAATATGGTTTCTACTGCAGCAGTCCTTTTAGATCAAAAGATTATATAGACTACTGGGAAGACCAGAAGAATAAATGTAGAACCGGGGTTATCTATAAAGATGGTCCTAATACATGGTATTTAACCAGAGACTACTACATGTGGTTAAACTTTCTTCCAATCTTTGACAAAGAAGAAAAGAAATATGGCTTTGCAAAGGTTAGGGATGCACAGTATCACATGGCTCTTTATGAGTTACTAGCTGAGTTAAACTACAAACATTCTGCTATCTTAAAGAAACGTCAGATAGCAAGCTCTTACTTTCATATGGGTAAGATCATAAACCAATACTGGTTTGAAGAGGGTTCAATATGTAAGATAGGTGCTAGTCTTAAGGATTATATAAATGACAAGGGTTCATGGAAGTTTCTTGATGAATATAAAAGTTTCTTAAATGAACATACTGCCTGGTATAGACCATGTAATCCTGAAAAAGTTCTGTTATGGGAGCAAAAGATTGAGGTAAGAACCTCTGGTAATAGGAAGACAAGCAAGGGTCTTCACTCTAAAATACAAGGTGCGTCATTTGAAAAGAGTCCAACTACCGGTGTAGGTGGTCCATGTACTTACTTCTTCCATGAAGAAGCAGGTATTGCACCTAAGATGAGTGAGACTTATGAATACTTGAGACCAGCCATGGCATCAGGTATGATTACTACTGGTATGTTTATAGCAGCAGGATCTGTGGGTGATCTAGAACAGTGTGAACCATTGAAAGATATGGTTCTAAATCCTACAGCAAATGACATATATGCTGTTGAAACAAACCTAATAGATGCTGATGGAACCATAGGTCTAGCTGGTTTGTTTATACCAGAGCAATGGTCAATGCCACCATTCATTGATGAGTATGGAAACTCACAAATAGAAGAAGCATTAGAAGCAATTACTGCGGAGAGGAAGGTGTGGAAAGCTGAATTAAGTGCTGAGCAATACCAACTGAGGATTTCACAAAAACCAACAAATATTCAGGAGGCATTTGCTTATAGGAAAGCATCAATCTTTCCTCAAGGACTTATTTCTAAGCAACTCAAAAGAATTGAAGATAAAGAATATTCTTATGAGCACATTGAACTCACCAGAATTAATGGAGAGGTTGTTCCAAACAGATCCAACAAACTACCAATCTCTTCATTTCCCATAGATAAAAAGATGACAGACAAGTCCGGTTGTCTTGTTGTCTGGGAAAGACCGGTTAAAGATCCTGGATTCGGCATGTATTATGCATCCATTGACCCGGTTGGTGAGGGCAAGACTACCACATCTGACTCTCTTTGCAGTATATTTGTCTATAAGAACCCTGTTGAAATAAGAAGAGAGACAATTAACGGTCTTGAAACATTTATTGAGACGGATAAAATAGTAGCGGCATGGTGTGGTAGGTATGATGACATCAATGAAACTCATGATTTGTTGTCTATGATAATAGAATGGTACAATGCCTGGACTATTGTGGAAAATAACGTGAGTTTATTTATTCAGTATATGATATCTCAGAAAAGACAAAGATATTTGGTACCTAAAACTCAAATACTTTTCTTAAAAGACTTAGGTTCTAACAATAATGTGTTTCAAGAGTATGGTTGGAAAAATACTGGTACTTTATTTAAAACACATTTGATATCATATGCTATTGAGTTTCTTAAAGAGAAAATAGATGAAGAAACTAATGAGAACGGGGATGTTATAAAGTACACAGATGGGGTAGAGAGAATACCAGACAGCATGTTACTTAAAGAAATGCTAGCATATTTTCCAGGTTTAAACGTGGATAGACTTGTAGCATTTGCAGCACTTATAGCATTTGCTAAAGTACAGCAATCAAACCGTGGATATTTAAAAAGAACTGAATCTAATCCTAACAAATCCTTGGAAAAATCAGAAAATTTGTATAAATTAAAGTATTCCCCCTTTAAAAATTTGGAGAGGGGTGGAAGAAGTATGAGTAATAAACCAAAGAGATCAGCGTTTAAAAATTATAAATAAACATGCAAGTATATAATGCAATGCAATTAAAGGCTGGTGCAAAAGCCCAGAGTGGATATCCAACCACTGCCAGCCTTACACAGCCTGTACAATTCCTTCCTGCAAAAGAAAAAAATGATGACTGGGCGGCATGGAACCTAGACTGGCTTGAATTGCAAGGAATGTACTTCTTGAGAAAGAATGCCCGTAAACTTTTGAAGAACTACAAACTTGCAAAGGGTATTATTGATAAAACTGACTACATCATTGAGGAAGATAATGAATACAAAGATCTAGTAGATGTACTTACAAGAGAAGATAACTCTGCTCTTGAATTAAAGTTCTATCCTATCATTCCTAATGTTGTCAATGTTCTTTGTGGTGAGTTCTCAAAGAGATTCAATAAAGTTCAATTCAGAGCTGTTGATGATATCTCTTATAATGAAATGCTTGAGCAAAAGAGAATGCAAGTTGAAGAAAATCTTCTTGCTGATGCTGAGCAAAAGCTAATTCAGAGAATGATTGAAATGGGGGCTGATCCATCAAGTCCTGAAGTACAAGAACAACTTGCACCTGAGAATCTTAAAACACTTCCTGAGATTGAAGACTTCTTTAAGAAAGATTATAGATCTCTGGTAGAAGAATGGGCTACACATGTATATAATGTAGATGAGGAGAGATTCAAAATGCAGGAACTTGAAGAAAGAGGGTTCCGTGACATGCTTATTACTGATAGAGAGTTCTGGCATTTCAGAATGTTAGAAGATGACTATGAAGTAGAGCTTTGGAATCCTGTTCTTACTTTCTATCAGAAGTCTCCTGATGCTAGATATATTTCAGAATCTAACTATGCTGGTAAGATTGATCTGCTCACTGTAGCTGATGTAATAGACAAGTATGGTTATCTAATGAGTAAAGAGCAGCTTGAGTCTTTACAGAATATCTATCCTGCCAAGTCTGCTATATATCAGGTATCAGGTTACCAGAATGATGGTACATACTATGATCCAAGTAGATCTCATGCCTGGAATACCAATATGCCTGGTCTTGCATACAGACAGTTTGTAAGCCGGTGGGACACATCTCCTGAGTTTGGTGGTGATATTGTAACTGCTATTCTTGATGAAGGTGAAGATCTTCAGAACTGGCAGCAAGGTTCACTAATGCGTGTAACTACAGTTTACTGGAAGACACAACGTAAGGTTGGTCATCTTATACGGATAAAAGAAGATGGTGAGATTATCCAGGAACTGGTTGATGAGACATATAAGATTACAGAAAAACCACTATATGATACCTCAGTATTTAAAAACAAAAATAAAGAAAACCTTGTTGCCGGTGAGCATATTGACTGGATCTGGATTAATGAGGTATGGGGTGGTGTTAAGATTGGGCCAAATCTTCCAGCATTTTGGAGATCCAATATGTCTGACAACATCAATCCTATTTACTTAGGTGTTAATAGAAGTAAACCTGGACGTGTGCCTTTCCAGTTTAAAGGTGATAAAACACTATATGGTTGCAAACTACCTATAGAAGGAAGAGTATTCTCTGATAGAAATACCAGATCTACATCTCTTGTTGATCTGATGAAAGCATATCAGGTTGGCTACAACATGGTAAATAACCAGATAGCTGACATCCTTGTAGATGAATTAGGTACTGTAATTGTATTTGACCAGAATGCTCTACCAAGACATTCAATGGGTGAAGACTGGGGTAAAGCAAACTATGCTAAGGCATATGTGGCCATGAAAGACTTTCAGATGCTTCCTTTGGATACATCTATTACAAACACAGAGAATGCCACAAACTTCCAGCATTATCAGACTCTTAATCTGGAACAAACAAATAGATTGATGACAAGAATACAGCTTGCAAACTATTTCAAGATGCAGGCTTTTGAAGCTATTGGTGTCAATCCTCAAAGACTTGGTGCTCCTATTGCACAACAAACAGCAACCGGTGTAACACAAGCTTTGAATCAATCATATGCTCAGACTGAAATATACTTTACTCAGCATTCAGATCAACTTATGCCAAGAGTGCACCAGATGAGAACTGATCTTGCTCAGTATTACTATAGCAATAAGCCCAGTTTGAGATTGAGTTACATAAGCAGTGAGGCTGAGAAAGTAAACTTTGTTATTAATGGTACAGATCTTTTACTCAGAGACTTTAATGTATTTGCTACAACCAAGACTAACCATAAAGCTATTCTTGATCAGTTGAAGCAGCTTGCCATGACTAATAACACAAGTGGTGCATCAATCTTTGATCTTGGAAATATCATCAAAGCTGAATCTATTGCTGAGGTTACTGGTATTCTTAAAGGTGCTGAAGAGAAAACAAACAATATCAGACGTGAAGAAATGGCTCAGCAACAACAAATGCAGCAAGAAGCTCTGGCTGCTAAAGCTGAAGAAGAAAGAATGAAGCTTGAGTTTGAAGCTATGGAGAATGAGAAAGACCGTCAGAATGATCTTACTATTGCAGAAATAAGAGCTGCTGGTTATGGTGCCGGATTTGATATTAACCAAAATCAGATGAGTGACTACCAGGATGCAATGAAGCAAGTAAAAGAAGATGCAAGGTATAGAGAAGATATCAGCTTTAAGAAAGAACAAGCAGCTATAAAGAACTCTATGGGTAAGAGCAAACTTGATATAGATAGAGAGAAGCTAGCCACTGAAAGAGATATTGCTAATAAACAACTTGAGATTGCCCGTGTGAATAAGAATAAGTATGATGTAAAGGATGAGAAGAATAGTAAGAAGTAAGAATTCACACATTAAAAATTTAAAATTAAGGGTAGTAAAAAAAGTTAGCTATATACTACACAAAATTAGTAAAGGGGTTCAAATTTATTAAGTTTAATTATTGAACTTTGCCTATATTAATTATGTACATAACAAACATAAAACCAACACAGTTATGAGCACAGACAATAAAACAATTGAAAGTAATGTCAACCAAGTAGAAATTGACATAGATGAGATGTTCAACGGAGCACCTGGAGCACAAGCAATAACATTGCCTTCTGCAGAGCCACCTAAGAAATCAATCTTTTCTAAGAATGATACTGGGGTTGATATGAGTTTCACAGAACCAACTAATGACCCTGATGGCAGTGGTGATCCTGATGACGGTGATGATGTATCTGGTAACCCAGGTATCACACAAGGATCCACCCAAAAGGTAGCAGTTGATGATCTTCTAGATTCATTTGCAAATGGAGATGATGAAGGAGATGAAGTAAAAAGAGGAAGAAAACCTATCTCTGGTATCGGTGATGTATTTCAGAAACTGATAAAAGATGAAAAGATTGTTCCCTTTGAAGATGACAAGCCTTTTGAGGAATACACTCTTAAGGATTGGGAGGAACTGATTGAAGCTAATTTGGAAGAGAAAGCCAATCAAGCCAGAAAAGAAACTCCAAAACAGTTCTTTGAAAGTTTGCCCCAGGAACTCCAGATTGCTGCAAGATATGTAGCTGATGGTGGAAAT